GCATAAAAATTTGCTCCTTTTTAATTTAATTAGAGATAATAGTGCAAAATTATAATAACACTGTAATAATCAGTGCTGATAGAAACGGTAGCACTGCTTTCGTTGAAAGCATTAAAAAAAATAAATATTATCAAACGACTGAAATAAATCTAGGAGAATGTTTTAGTCAAGATTATGAAGATAATCCTAGGTATCCTTACCCACCTGGATCGCAAAATGCAGAACCAAGAACTGATTTTTGGAATGAAGAATTATATAAACCATCTGAAGTGATTGATGCTATCAATATTGGTACGGGAAAACAGGTAATACTAAAATGTCTTATAACCTGGTTAAATTTTAACGATCATTACTTTGATATAAAATCTAAAAGAAAAATATTTTTATATCGTAACATGTTTGAAAGCTCACTGAGTAGATGCTTAGCCCAAAAAAATGGAACTTGGCAAAATGATATGAGTACTGATAAACATGTCATACCTGAAGATTTTTTTATTTCAAAATTAGAATTTAGAATAGAAAGATATAGTGAATTCTTAGATCAAATATTGAATTGGACAAATGAAATAGTATTTTATGAAACATTTAAATTTAAAAAAAATATAATAGTTAAGAAAAATACAGACAGGATAAATGTTATTAGTAATTACAATGATCTAAGAAAAATATATAATCGTTATAAAGATACTATTGACGATATAGAAAAAAAGATAAATAAAAAGGATCAAACACTGCGCCTTTGTAATTAGGAGGAAGCATGATAGGTACAATACGTTATTGCAAAAATTGTCATTGTCGCTGTCATTGTGTGACAACTGACTGCCCAAATTGTAAAAATGATGTGTGTGTAGTTTGTGACTGTAAGGAAGAAACAAGGGATATACCTGAAAGCTTCACAAGGAGAAACTAATGAATATTGATAAATTAAGAGAAGAACTAAAAGTTGATGAAGGAGTAAAGTATGAAATATATTTGGATCACCTCGGGCTTCCTACTTTTGGTATCGGTCATCTGGTTCTCGATACTGACCCAGAACACGGTGAACCGGTTGGAACTTCTGTCTCAGAAAGTAGAGTCAACGAGTGCTTCGATCATGACGTTGAGATCGTCCTTGGAGATTGTAGAAAATTGTATGAAGACTTCGACGAATTGCCGGAAGAAGTACAACTAATCATTGCGAATATGATGTTCAACATGGGTCGTCCACGTTTATCTAAATTTAAAGGCATGAAACGTGGTGTAGATTCACGTGATTGGGATGCAGCCGCAGATGAAATGGTAGACTCAAGGTGGTATCGCCAAGTGACTAATCGAGCTGATCGCTTAGTTGAAAGAATGCGAGCTGTTACTCTATCTGAAATACCTGTCTAATGATTGAAGTTACAGAAGCCGCAGTTGATTATCTAAATAAAGTCAGGGGTGATGATTTTGTCACTCTTGGCGTAAAGGGTGGTGGCTGTTCTGGTTTTCAGTATGTATGGGACTTTAAAGAAAAGTGGCCAGACGTACAATGGAGCGAACCTTATAGTGAATGCTTAGTCTTAGATCCTATGGCAGAAATGTACATAGCTGGTTGTACCATAGATTATGTAGAAGAACTAGGCGGTTCTTACCTTAAGATCATAAATCCAAATGCCACAGCGTCCTGTGGTTGTGGTGAATCTTTCGCAATTTAGTTGTTTACAAACTCGTAAAAATTTGGTATAATAGTACTATGTTTTATACTTCAGTAGTACGTTACGGTAATTCATTTCTGTATCGCGGCTATGACGCTGCCGGTAAACGCGTCTATAAAAAAGATTCCTTCTCACCAAGATTGTTCGTTCCTTCCAAAGCTGAAACATCTTGGCGTGGTCTTGATGGCGCGGCCATCGGCCCAGTAGATTTCAAAACAATGCGTGAATGTCGGCAATGGCTTGACCAATATCGTGAAGTTGGTGGCTTCGACATTTACGGCAATCCTAATATGATTCAACAGTATATCGCTCATAAGTTTCCAAGAGATATTGAGTTTGATCGTGACATAATTAATGTTACAACAATCGATATTGAAACAGCGTATGAGGATGGATTCCCAGAACCAGAGAAAGCGAACCAAGAAGTCTTGGCCATCACTATTAAAAATAATATTGATGGGATATATCGTGTATGGGGTATGAAAGACTATGACGTTGGTTCTGCTCTTATACAACCAGTGCGTTATTATAAATGTAAAGACGAGGTTGATTTACTTCTAAAGTTTCTTGACTTCTGGCATGACCATCGTAACACACCTGACGTTGTAACAGGTTGGAACGTAAAGTTCTTTGATATACCTTACCTCGTCAATCGTGTTAACAACGTGCTTGGTGTGGATCAATGTAAAAAGTTCTCGCCTTGGGGCATGGTTGATTATTCAAAGATTGTCAAACGTGGGCGTGAACAAATCACATACAAACTGCAGGGCATACAAACTTTGGATTACCTTGATCTCTTCCAAAAGTTTGGATATACCTATGGCACCCAAGAATCTTATAAACTCAATCACATTGCGTACGTAGTACTTGGAGAAAAGAAACTTTCCTTTGCCGAAGAAGGTTCTCTACGTAACCTATACAAAGAAGACTTCCAAAAGTACATCGACTATAATATGAAAGATGTACAGTTGGTCGATAAGCTTGAAGAAAAAATGGGTCTTATTACTTTAGCCATGACCGTGGCGTATAAAGGTGGTGTTAACTACCAAGATACGTTTGGTGTGGTTGCGATATGGGAATCAATCATATATCGTAAACTTAACTCACAGAAGGTTATGCCTAAGATTGAGCCCGATGAAATGGGGATACGTGATTTTGAAGGTGGCTATGTCAAAGAACCACAGGTTGGTATGCATGACTGGGTAGTTTCTTTTGATTTAAATTCTCTATATCCTAATATTATTGTGCAGTGGAACATGTCGCCAGAAACTTTAAACAAAGATCCACAACTCAATATGCCAAGCGGTGTGCAAGGTTACTTACATAAAAAAGAAAAACAAAATAAAAGTTATACTGTAGCAGCCAATGGCTCTACGTATCGCAAAGACTTTGACGGCGTAGTACCAAACATTATTGTAGATTATTACGATGAACGTAAGTCTATTAAGAATATGATGATAGCTGCAGAAAAACAATATCAAAAAGAAAAGTCTGTAGAACTTGAAAGAGAAATCAATAGACTTACAAATCAACAGATGGCGATTAAAATTCTTATGAACTCTTTGTATGGCGCCATAGGTAACAAACATTTTCGTTACTATGATCTACGTATCGCCGAAGGTATTACACTTACCGGTCAGCTTGCAATCAAGTGGGCAGAAAACGCTGTTAACGACGAGTTGAATAAGATACTTAAAACTGACGAAGACTATGTTATCGCAATGGATACAGATTCGCTGTATATCAACTTTGGTCCTATGGTTGAAAAGTTACAACCAAAAGATCCAGTTAAGTTTCTCGATAAAATATGTGTAGAACACTTTGAACCTGTGCTTGCCAAAGCTTACGATAAACTCTTTAACGTAATGAACTGCTACAAGCCACGTATGGAAATGGGCAGGGAAGTTATCGCGGATCGTGGCATATGGACGGCAAAGAAAAGATATATTCTAAATGTACACAACTCTGAAGGTGTACAGTACGCACAACCTAAACTTAAAATCATGGGTATTGAAGCTATCAAGTCTTCAACACCAGAAGTATGCCGTGATAAATTTAAACAGATATTTAACGTGATTATTACCGGCTGTGAAAAAGATACGCAGAAGTTTATACAAGATTTTAAGAATGAGTTTAGGTCACTACCGCCCGAACAGGTCGCCTTCCCGCGTTCTGTAACAAACATTACAGATTACAAAGATCGCAAGACGATATACAAGAAAGGCTCGCCTATTCACGTACGTGGTTCTTTAGTATATAACAAAGCGCTCAAAGAATCTGGTATGATGCACAAGTATGAAGCAATTACAAACGGTAGCCGTATTAAGTTCGTCTATATGAAAAAGCCTAACCTGGTACGTGAAAATGTCATAGCTTTTCCGGAAGTATTACCCGAAGAGTTCGGTGTAACACGTAACATAGACTATGACAAGCAATTTGAAAAAACTTTCTTGGAACCACTCGAGCTTATACTCAACGCAGTTGGTTGGGATGCCGAAGAGAAAGTTACGCTGGAAGATTTCTTTGCATAAAGTGGTTTACTTTTACGATAAAATGGAGTATAATAGATATTATGAGTAAAGATTGGGTACAAGATATTAATGACATGCATACCAAGTTTGGTGTGCGTAAGTGGGTCAATGAACAAATCCAGTTTGGTGAAAAAGAAAAACTCGAAAAGTTTCTCGAGTTTCGTCTTAAATTCTTAGAAGAAGAACTTAATGAAACACGAGCTGCAGCAATCATGGATAAAAATCCAGAAGAAATTGTTGACGGTTTAATTGATCTATGTGTTGTTGCCATCGGTACACTGGATGCCTTCGGTGTTGACGCTCACAAAGCTTGGGATAGAGTACACAACGCAAACATGGCCAAAGAACCGGGTGTAAAAGAATCACGCCCTAATCCACTTGGCCTACCTGATCTAATTAAACCAGAAGATTGGAAGGGACCCGATCATCGTGACAACCATGGATATTTCATTCACAGTCTTTAACTCGATATTCGACAACAAGACTGAAAAGCGTATGGATCTACCAGACTTTGACGCTTTTGAAAAGTTTTTGCATAAACTATCAAAAGAAAAAAAGTCTTCTAAGAAAGACGCTGTACTAATATCTCCTGCGACATATCAGCCTGACACTACACGTGCTAATGTTAACGTTGTAGAATGGTCAGGCTGGTGTGCTGTTGACGTTGATGATTTTATATATGATGGAGAGTTGAAAGATGGAATCATTGAAAGAACTGGTAATTGGCGTTTCATCTGTTATTCTACTGCTAGTTCCACTGCTGCTTTACCGAAGTTCAGAATTGTTTTTCCACTTACGAAAAAGATACAGAATGGTGAAATTCCAGCATTCAATTATGCCTTACAAAATGCACTCGGTAATCTTGGAGATGAGCAAACAAAAGACTTATCAAGAATGTATTACATACCTGCTGATTACGCTGGCGCTTTTAATTTTATCTTTACTGGCGGCAGTGATTACATTGATCCTGACGCCTTGATGAAAGAATATCCTTATGCACAAAAAGCAAACCTTAACAACTTCTTCGACAGACTCCCAGATGAAATCCAACGACAAATCATTGAACACAGAAAAGGACGAATGGACAACACTAATGTGGTGTGGACGTCCTATCGCGATTGTCCCTTCTTTCCACGTAACCTCGAAGCAGAGTACAGAACAATAAGTAATACCGGTTGGTATCACAAGATGTATCAGATCATGGTTGCTATCGCAGGTAACGCGGTCAAAAAGCAATATCCAATTACTGCAGCTGAAATATCT